GTTGCGAATATATCTAAAAGAACGAACGGTAAACTAATTGTAAAAGAGTATCCTACGGGTCAAGCAAATACAGCACACTTTCGAAATTTACTCGGCGAATTAAAATTAAAAAAGTCGTTTATCCCTGATATTGTCTTTATAGATTATCTAAATATATGTGCGTCAAGTCGAATGAAAGGTATGGGAGGATCAATCAATTCTTACACTTACATTAAAGCGATTGCAGAAGAAATGCGCGGCCTTGCGGTTGAGTTTAACCTCCCGATTGTTTCAGCAACACAAACGACTCGCTCTGGTTACGGCAACTCAGATATTGGGCTTGAAGATACGTCCGAGTCTTTTGGATTACCCGCTACTGCCGACCTCATGTTTGCACTCATCTCAAATGAAGAACTTGAAAGTATGGGTCAAATTGCGGTTAAACAATTGAAAAATCGTTATAATGATGTTAGTTATAAAAAACGATTTGTTATCGGAGTAGATAGATCCAAAATGAAGTTATTTGATGTTGACGATTCAGAACAGACTTTAATGGACGATACTCCAATTTTCGATAAAACTCCTCAAGGACAAGATGCTGCTAAATTTAAGGACTTTAAACTATGAATAAAGATGAACAAATAACAGAAGATGATTTAGAAGCCTTATGGAATTATTTTCATGAAATAGTAGACAATAGGAGAGATGCTGGATATCAAAATTTACAAATAGCAGGACTTATGATGGCATACTCGCTAAAATTATACAGATTTGAATTAAGCGATAACGCATACAAAAGTTTACTTAATTTTATTTTTCATCAGCATGAGGCAATGCTAGATGAACCATTTACAAAAGCTACAATGCACTAAAGGAATTATTATGAAAGCAGTTTTAAGAGCATACACACAGCCACACGAATCTCCAGCTTTGGGCGATTTACAAGAATTTGTTGCATTTTGCGCTAGGGTATCAAATCCTTCAAATCAAATCAATAGTGCTACTAGTGAAAAACTTATTAGATATTTAATTAAACATCAACATTGGTCTCCACTTGAAATGGTTTCTGCCACAATGGAAATTGAAACCACAAGAGATATTGCTAGACAACTTTTGCGTCATAGATCATTTTCGTTTCAAGAGTTTTCTCAAAGATACGCTAACGTTGATGAATTTGGTGACAATATGTTTGAACTTTGTGATGCACGATTGCAAGACACCAAGAACAGACAAAATTCAATTGAAACTGATGATTTAGAACTTCAAAAAGAATGGGTAATTCAGCAAAAAGGTGTAATTGAAGCAACTAAATCAGCATACGAATGGGCAATAGAAAATGGTATTGCTAAAGAACAAGCGAGAAAAGTTTTGCCTGAAGGTCTTACAATGTCGCGTCTGTACGTCAACGGAACTCTAAGATCATGGATTCATTATATAGAATTGCGAAGCGGAAATGGAACTCAAAAAGAACATATGGAATTGGCTATTGCATGTGGTGAAGCTATAAGTAAAATCTTTCCTCTAGCTGAGGACCTAATACAAGGAGAATAGAAATGGGTAAAAAACTTTCAACGTATTATACGGATAATAATAATGGATTTTGTGAAGTACATTTCAGTTATAAAGAAGAATATGCTTATATAAAATATTTTACTGAAGAAGGTATAAAATACTTTGAAGAAACTTTTCCTAATAATTCTCTTAGATATGTGGAAGATGCTGCTGAAAATTGGTCGTTAGGATATAAAGATTTATCACCGGAACATCATACACAATATAGCATGAAATTTCCAAAAACTGCTTGACAAAATTTTATATTATGATATGATTTTTAAATAAAGAATCATAATGAGGACACACTATGAAGTTAAAACATCTTGGAATAATGGCATTAAATGCCATAATATGCGCTGGCATCGGATATGCTGCTTATGAAGGACATAAAAGAAATAGTGAAAGTGCCGAAGCAATTGAGATAAGAGCAACAGAACTAGCTGAAGAATTGGCGGAAGCAGAGGCAGAAAAGACTCGTGTGAAAGCTGAAAGAATTGAGCAATTAACTTGTTTAGCGACAAATATATATTATGAAACTATGGCAGTATCTCTAGTAGATGCTATGGCTGTTACGGATGTTGTTTTAAATAGAGTAGACCATAAAAAATATCCCACGACTCCATGTGAAGTTGTTCATCAATCATATTTAAACGATAAAGGCGATCCTTTATTAAATAAATGTCAATTTAGTTGGTATTGTGACGGTAAAGCAGACGAACCTCAGAACGCAGAGGCTTGGGAAAAATCTGTTCGTTATGCTGCTGATATATATCATAAAGGTAACTGGAGAGGTATTACTGAAGGATCAACTCATTATCATGCGACATATGTTTCGCCTAAATGGGCAAAGTCTTTTACAAAGATTGCTCAAATAGGAGCGCATATTTTTTATAGACAGGAAAATTAATGAGTAAAGAAATAAAAGATGCAGCACAACAACAGGCTGAACAGGCATTTGATGGTTTTATGTATTGGATGAAAAAGGGTACTATTATCTCTTGTATATTTTTAGCGATAGTAGTAGTCGGCTGTAATTCTGGAGTTGAAGATGATCAATATCCAGCATATAATGGCGAACAATATGATCCTCAAGGAATGAGCAAATAATGGTAAAACCCAACTTAGATAACTGGAAATTAAATTTAGAAGATATCCATTGGATCGAAAATGCACTTGGTTACAGATTACAAAGATTATCAATGAAAAGACTTACCGTAAAAAAGCAGAGTAGTAAAGATAATATAGATAATGAGATAAGTCACATAACAGAACTTCAAGGAAAAATGTTTAATCAAAAAGAATGGCGTAGAGCAAAAGTAGGCGACACGCCTTATATAAGCGGATAAAACAATAGTCATTACTGCATAGGAGATTAATAATGGGATTAGAAGATTATTACGACACACTATCTGAAGGTTTTATACATTCTTCATATATAGAACCTAAGACTGATTTGTTTCAACAGTCTAATTTTAAATCACATGCAGGGTTAGACCTCACGTGGAAAATAGAATGTGATGCTATCTCAGACGCAGAATGGGAATGTTTTGCTAGGATGATTTCCGAGATTGAAACTCGACAATTTTCTAAAGTAGTTGGTATTCCCAGAGGTGGTGTAAAATTGCAAAATGCTCTGAGTAACTATGTTTCTGGCAATGCAGATGATCCTATTCTTATTGTAGACGATGTTTGGACAACTGGAACTAGTTTTAGAGAGTTTACTGAAATTCAAACCATTAAAGATGATATTGAACAAAAGGGTTGGTTTGGTTGGTGTATATTTGCTAGAACTATGACAGATTCTAAAGTTACTGCACTATTTCAAATGCCTGAAAAACTTAGGTAAATTGGTGACAAGATATAGAGTAAAGATATGTGTCCGTCGAGGCATTTTAGATAATGCGGGTCAGACAGTAACTTATGCTCTCAGATCACTAGGTTGGCCTGAAGTTGAAGATGTTAGAATAGATAAATTAATAGAGTTTGAATTAAAAACTTCTGATTGGGAAAAGGCTGAGAAAATAGCAAAATCTCAAACAAATGAAGTGATGGAATATTACGAATTAGAGGAATTATAATGAAAAAAGCCAAGTTACTTGTTATAGGACATGGACGCCATGGTAAAGATACGGTCTCTGAAATTTTATGCAATGATTTTAAGCTAAGTTTCATTTCAAGTAGCATGTTTGCATGTAAAAAATTTATTTATGATGATCTAAAAGAAAAATATAACTATAATTCATTTGAAGAATGTTATGCAGACAGGCACAATCATAGGTCAGAATGGTATGAAGCGATTGCTAACTACTGCGTAGAAGATCCTTCTAAGTTAGGCAAAGATATTTTTTCTGAGCATGATATATACTGCGGATTGAGAAACGTCCGAGAATTTGTAGCTATGAAAGAACAGAACGTATTCGACGCTTGCATATGGGTGGACAGATCAGAACATTTACCCGCAGAAGGTAGTGAGAGTATGACACTAACGAGTGATATGGCAGATTATGTGATAGATAATAATTCGGATTTATTCAAT